TCGCCAGATCAAGTAAGGCTTTTAATAGTTTTTGACGCAATAGTGGTGGTAGGTAATGAAGGTTCATACCCAAGAACCCACCGGGCGCATCTCCGAGAACAAAAATTAAAGGAAATTGGTCATAATATGGTAGTGTGTCTTTGTGCTTAGGGTCATAGAAAAACATGTACATGCTTCCCACAACAGACTCTGTCCTACCAGTGGACTGCATCTGTTCGGCTTGCATAATACCTTCTCTGTTGACTCTTCGCATTGCTTGTGCACGTCTACGAAACCATGCACGGCTTTGATCAGTCCGTGGAGTAATACCTGCACGGAATGCTTCTATCTCTAATCTGTCGAATACGCTTTTGTTCATAATGTTATTTATACTACTTTTTAGTCCGCTTTTTGACCTTCAACGGTTTTAATGGTTTAAACGCAACCTTAGCCGACTTAAGTGGCTTGGTCTTTTTAGGCATAAGACCCATCTTTTCCAATGTGTGCTCAGTCCAGATCTGGAAACCCCAATCCCTATCCTTGGCGTAGCTTCGGGCAGTTGTCCATTTGTTTTGGTTCTTGATGTAAGTCAAACTCTCATTGATATACCGCTTGGTCTTCTTACCCTTATATTCTGGTGGTCTTGTCTCTTTGTCTGGTTTGATCTCAATAAGATCCACAGATCCATCCTTCCATGTGATCTTGAGATCCATGAAGTATCTATGCATGCGTTTATCAACATCATACATGTAGGGAATGACCACTTCTTCACTTGACCAATACTTAACCATAGGACTATCGTCACACCACTTAAAGCATCTTAGTTCCCAACCAGACCTATAAGTGATCTTTGTGTAGTCTCCCCTGTACTTTGTTATGTTTTTAGGTTTAAATTTTCCACTATGCGCCATGATTTGCCTTATAAATAATACCGATGCACTTCTATTTATTAAGGTTTAAACATGCCACAACAACTTAAACAGGTCTATGAATTCCCCATTGACAATAAGGGAGAATATCCTGCAATCATTTCTTTCAGACCACGAGAAATTGCACCATTGGATATATCAAAGTTTGTTAGTAATTCTGCGGATATCGCAAAGACTGTTAGAGACGTTTCGGCAGATGTCGCAGAAGGGCAAGGTGAGAACAGTGCGGCGGATGTGGCGAATAATGTAGCAAGTGCCGCATTAGAAGCGGCACTAACCCTTCAACCAAGAGAACCAAACCTAAGTATCAAACGTATGGATCAGGGAAAATTGGGCGATTGGTCGATTCAGCTTAGAATGCCATCAGCACAAAACTTCAATGATACCATTGGATATCAAAATGCAGATCTAGGTGCCATTGGCGCAGGAATAGAAGCTGGAATATCGAATGGATCTGGCATGATTGCTTCCGCCGCAAGCTCAATGGGTAATGAAGCAAAGGGCTTTATTGATGGTCTTGTTGGTACTGCTGGTGGATCTGGTGGATCGTTAGCGGCACTAAAAGTTGCAAGTAAGTTAAACACGCAGGCCGCACAGGGCATATCATCTGCTACACGTGTTGCACTAAACCCCAACAGTCGTACACTGTTTCAAAGCGTTTCTTCTAGATCCCACTCATTCACTTTCAAGCTAGTGCCTAATAGTGCAGAGGAAGTAGAGCGTATCAAAGAAATCATTAAGAAATTTAGAGTGGCAATGTATCCAGATGAGATTGGTGTTGGTCAAATTGCAGTCGGATATAAGTTTCCAGATCCTTTTGACATTACCATGAAATATAAAGGTAAAAATGTATTTACTAAAATCTTGACTTCATACCTAACGAACTGTCAGGTCACTTATAACAGTGCAGGACAAGGGTTTTATGATGATGGTGGCTTTACTGATGCTCAGATTACTCTATCGTTTACAGAGATCCGTCCTCTCAATAAACAAGACATAGCACAGATGGGGAGATAGATAGATGTTTTTTAAGAATTTTCCAGATACGATATATAAGTTTGGTTCGAATGAGCCGTTTGTCAGGTTTCAAAACTTTGGTAAAACCGCAATTCTGTCAGAAGAATCGGTGGGCAATACTACGATATATGAAAAGTATGCAATTATGCAAGGCGAAAGACCCGACACTCTATCGTACAAACTCTATGGAACAACCCAATACTATTGGACTTTCTTCCTATGCAATAATTCTTTGAAAGAAAGTGGTTGGCCTTTAGGATCTAACGAGTTATATCACACAGCTTTGGAGAACTACCCCCATAGAGTTGTTACGACAACAACTAATATGGGTACGACTAACTTTAAAAAAGGACAGATCGTTACAGGTTCTCAGTCGGGTTCTACAGGGCCTGTTGTGGAAGTAAACCTTAATCTTGGTACTATTGTTATCAAAACAAATGATAACTTCAACGTAGGCGAGACCCTTACAGTTGGCACAGGCGGTGACATTCAGACATGTATCATCACTGGTGAAGGCACACAATATGATTCAGTTCATCACTATGAGAATGCTGATTTAGAGTATGTCGATATCAATCCTCATAATCCAGACTTGGGTGGCCTCACAGCCAAGACCCATATACAAAGACTGATTGACTTCAACGACAATCTGTCTAACATTATTGTTCTTAATCCTAAAATAGTTCAAAGAGTTGCCTCACAGTTTACTTCTAAGTTAAAGGAAACTTAAATGTCTGACACAACGGCAAGTCAATATCAATATCAAAAAGCGATTATTATAAAGGGCAATCAAGAGATTGATGTGTCTGGTGTTATTGGTGAACTGATACTTGTTGAGAATATAAAAAGCATTGGGATCTCTGGTAAGGTACTTATTGTTGACAACGCCAACTTGTTTGCTAGTTCGCAGTTCACTGGTACAGAGATACTTGAGATAGAAGTAATAAACCACATCCAAGGGAAGAACATTAAGAAACGTTTTATCATGTATGAAACAGCTTCTGTCACAGTAGTGAACGACACCACTATGACATATGTATTTTCTTTAATGACTGAGCATGTATTCAGAAGCCATCTTCAAGTGATTAGTAAAGCGTATGAGGGTACACCAGAACAGATCATTAAGAGAGTGCTTGATGGTGAGTTGGGTGTGGGTTTAGACACCACTCTGATGAACATAGATCCTGTTCAGAGATCTCTGTCCATTGTTACTCCATATATAACACCAGTCGTAACCCTAAATTGGGTGTTAAACGGTTTGACAACCAATAAAGGATTTCCATACTTCTTGTTTGGATCTATCAAGAGTGATGATGTCTTTATGACAAGTCTAGAAGATATTCTAGAAGCAGAACCACTGTTCAATAGACCATTTGTTAAATCGAGTGCTATTGCGGCAAGTGCCGATCCTAATAAAAACCTATTCACAGTAGAAGAGATTACATATAGTAGTAGGAATGATACTTTAGTCAATATCGCAAGTGGTTCGGTTGGTGCTAAATATGATGTGCTAGATACTGTATTCGGAAACAGAATTAGTAAGCCAGAATTTAAGATAACCGAAATGTTACCTGACACTAAACTTATCGATACGAAGTTTGAGGTTGGGGGTAAGAAAATTACCGAATATGAATCAAACTTCATCTTTGGCATTACAGCACCTTCAACGATTAGAATGGATGGGTATGGATATGACGAAGAAGTTGATAATCTAAAGTCTAAGATCAGACGAAAATCTGTTATCAGTGCAATGGGTAATAACACGGCTGTTATGACAGTCACTGGTACGCTGTTCATGCAACTTGATACCCCAACAGTCGGTGGTAAAATCAAATTGGAAGTTACTGCTATGGAAGGTGAAGAGACAATTCTTGATGATCAAAAGTCTGGTGAGTTTATCATATCATCCATACGACATACCTTCTTTGACGAGAAGCACACAGTAACACTAGGAGTTTCTAAATTATGAGTTTCACGCCCATTCAATCCAATTTCTACGGAGATGTTCATAGGTGGTTCATTGGTGTTGTAATCGATGTGCAAGATCCATTGAGAGTTGCTAGAGTTAGAGTTCGGATATTTGGAATTCATAACGAAGATGTTAATGAAGTTCCAGAAAGCTCACTGCCATGGGCGCAAGTTCTTATTCCAACCACTGAGGGTGGTATGTCTGGAATTGGTAGATCTGTGGGTTTACTTCCGGGTGCTCAGGTATTTGGTATGTTTATGGATGGAGAACAAAGTCAAGTACCAGTCATCATGGGATCGATGCCACGATTTGAAAAAGGAGATCCGATTGATCAGCATGTCAGTAGAAACTCTTCTACTGGTGCCACACCAATGGGTAACACTAACGTATCAAATAATACAATTGATACTAGGAGTGCAGTTGGTGGATCTAATTCGGAAAAATCGTTTAACTTCTTTGTAACTAATGGCTTTACACCAATACAGGCATCTGCTATAATAGGAAATCTTATTCAAGAATCCAACCTAGATCCGGGTGTTACATCTGGATTTACAGGAGAGGACTCTTTTGGTATTGCTCAGTGGAACCCAGCAGTTGGAAGACTACAGTTGTTAGAGGAATTCTCTGAAGAACGTGGATTGCAGATTGGCGAATTGGAAACTCAACTAGCATTTTTATTGTATGAGTTTTCCACAATAAGTCCGGGATACTATGGGTATGCCCAATTTAAAGAAATGACAAATATTACAACTGCAACAGAGTTCTTCTGCGACAAGTACGAAGCACCTAATGCAAAGTATGCACATAAGGCACAGCGTGTAGCACATGCTAAAGCAGTATTGGAGGCTTATAATGGCAATTAATATCAACAATCTTAATAGTCAACTATCTGGCATTTTAAAGAACAGTAATCTTGATGCGATACTTGAGAAAAAGTCGCAGATTGTAGGCGCAACATCTTGTAAACTAGAGACATCACTGACTAAGGTTGGTGAAGCGGTGTCGGGTATCCTTCCCCTTAGTGGTGGAGACAATCTCCTTGACAACGTGAATGCTTCGGATTCAATTGTAGAGATCACAGGCAAGGTTCCTGGATTATCGAAAGAACTCATTGGTGATATATCATCTACAACTAGCAATATCAGTAGTGCGATTGGGGAAACAATTGCCAACGGTGAATTGGATCTTATAATTAGTTCTGGCGCACCCGAAGCTATCTCAAGAGCACTTACGAATGTGACAGGCAAGACCGCAGAAGATATTAGTTCAGTGTTAAAATCCGTTGCTACACTAGATGGGCAAGAGGGTATTAGTAAAATAACAGCATCCATTTCGGGAGGGCTTGGCATTTCAACTGGTATTGCGGATGTTACTAAGGCATTTGAAGGTAGCTTCAAGGATCTTATGGGTAGTGTTGGTGGTGGTCTCCTAAGCAATTTGATTAGAAAAGCGGACAAAAGTTTTGATTTGATAACTCAAGGTCTACTAATCGGTACTGACATCGATATCGATATCATCGCAAGTCTGATTGAGAAGGGTGATAAAGCTAAAGCAATTGCTCTTATCTCTGCACAATCGACTATACCATTCGGAGAAATAGAACAAACGGTCAACAAGCTTGACCTATCACCAAGTGCTAACATAAGTAATGGTGCCAGTCCTGTTGTGGGGCAGAAGACAATCGAATGCTTTGAGATTGGATCGAACAATGATACATGGTCAGGTTCTAATACACCAATAACCTCTAGTCAGTTTTCTTACATTGACTCTCCCGAAGAGTTAGTTGCAGAGTTCAGAAACGCTAATAGGGAAATTACACAGTTTATTGCCCACTGGACAGGCACATACACTAACCAAGATATCGGTGCGGACGAAGTGCATTCTTGGCATTTGGATCGTGGGTGGTCCGGGTGCGGATACCACTACATTATACGCAGGGATGGAAGACTCCAGAGGGGAAGACCATTGGATAAACAGGGTGCGCACTCAGGCGCATATGGTCACAACAGACGTTCAATCGGCGTCTCTATGGCAGGGGGGTACAACTGCCCAAGTGGAACGCCACGACCCAATAAATACATTAGTGCACAAAGCTTGACACCTGCTCAGATGAACACATTTAAAATGTTTGCAAAGTCATTCTATGAGGCATGGCCTGATGGTCAGGCGTTAGGACACAATGACACATCAGATCAAGGTAAAGTGGATCCTGGGTTTGACGTACCAGAATATGTTAAAGCAACCTTTGGTAAAACAAATTTGATAACGGACGCTAAAGCATCGGGTCCACTTACAACAGCACAGATTAATGCGGGAATACCAGTATGACAACGGAAAGAGACGATCTAAAGGATAGAGAAGAACGCTTTGGCACAGGCTTTACGCAAACTCAGGGTATTTCATATGACGCATTTGGAGATCCTAGTAAGCAATTCCCAAGGAAAACATATGAAAATCAATCAAGTGTAAACGAGGCGATACGTTCTGGCAAGACCCATAGATTACGGTTGGGTGCTGATATCGAACTCCCACCAGTAACTTCAACGGTATATCCACATGCTGATGTTAAAGAAACAGTCAGTGGTCACATATTCGAGTTCAATGATACTCCAGGCGGTGAGCGTATTCTTATTAAGCACAACAGTGGTGCTGGTGTTGAATTGCTTCCAGACGGAACAGTAGTTGTTTTAGCAACAAGTAACAAGGTTGAAGTTACTCACGGCGACCAAAAGGTGATAGTAGAGGGTAATGGCACACTCACATATGAGGGCGACTTGAACTTGAATGTCAAGGGCGACTTCAATGTTAACTGCAACAGTTTTGACCTCACTGCTAAGAATGACAAAACAGAGACTATCCAAGGGCATTCCAGAACTAAGGTATTTGGTAACGAGGGTAAGACTGTGTCAGGCAACTCATCTAATACGGTTGTTGGTAGTACAGTAAATACCCACCTTGGAAATGTCACTACAGCTATTAAAGGCAACAACAAGCAAGCGACTGAAGGAAGCCATATCATTGCGGCTTCTGATAAGTTAGAGTTGACTGCCGCTACACGTATAATCCAATCATCACCTAAGATGAATTTGCAAGCAACAGAAATGTATGTTTGGGGTGACGGTGGTACTATCGGTGGTCTTGAGATGAGAATTCACGGCCAAGGTGCGCACTTCAGTGAAGGCGTAACAGCACCTGCATTTTGGGGAGATCTACAGGGTACGGCAGTTCGATCTATTACGGCAGACGTAACAAACTCTCAGAACTATTCGGATCCAGATACTGATCCAGGTTCAGCTGGTAACACAGGTTCGGCGGCAGGATATACGGCAGACGATACAGCACAGCCACCTGTATATACAGCACCATCTGGTATCCTAACATCTGTCCTTGAAAAATCAGAACTAGGTGTTAAGAAAGTTAAGGTTGATATTGATGACTTCCTAAAGACCACACTTCGTACACGTGTGCTTGAAGAAGTTGATGTTAGATCCAAGTTAAGAGATCCCATCAATCTCGCTAATCCAGATTTCACGGCGAAACAAGTTGGCGCTGGTAAGTTGAACCCAAGCTTTGCTTCTACATCACCACCCAATGGATTTGGTAGAATTAGAAACGCTGGTGGCAATTGCCAAAGAGGAACAGTAACTGTGGGTAATGCTCCCACATCACCTCAACAGGATCAAAGTAGTCCTAATTTAGGCAACACGGTTACGGTTGCAAAGGCTGAAGACACAGATGTTGTTACTACTACCACTTCTGGCAACACTACCACCACCACTAATACCACTACTACTGGTGGAGGATCTACTACTATTTCGGCACCCGAAGTGGAGTCAACACCACCACCATTTGCTCCATATGATCCAGCTTCAGCACCACCACCCCCATTTGCGGGCTTTGGAGATGCTGATCTAGACGATGACCTAGATGGTTGGGTTCCTACAAGAAGTTCTTCATCCGCCGCTAAGACTTTCCGTGTAAAACGAAAGAAGAAGGTGTTTAAAAACGCTATTGGTGGGCACGGCCCAATGGACAAAAAGACTCACATTGGTACAGGTACTAAACTGATTAAAAAGATACGCTTTGCTAGGTTCGTTAATGCCAACGATGGTGGTGCATTTAAACACCTGAGCTTGGCTGATAGAAAGGCAATTGGTCATAATTATATTGAACAAGCTACACTAACCGACTTCGTTAATGGCGTGGATGGTCAGTTTGCAAACCACAGACTTAGGGTTGTCGAAGGGTTCTATGCTAAGGAAATATATGGTAGAGAAGGTCCGAATGGATTGGAAGCTGAAGAACTTACTCCTGATGGCATACTGGATCTGAGAAGCAAAGGTAGGGCAGTTGTATATGAACTGCACGACTCCAAAGGTTCTGATCTTGACGCCACATATGAACTCGCATGCGCTCTAGCAGAAATTGGCAAATTCGATAAACTTACCCTAGACTATGACACCTTTGCTCCTGATGGATCTCTGAATGTTCAAATCATTATCGAACTTCCAAATTACGTGGGCGAAACGGCGACATATGATGGAGTTGTTGAAACCAAATACAATAACGCATTACAGGCATCAGATAGTTTAGTAGAAATCACACCACCATCCACAGGTGCTCAGTAAAACTGTTATAAATAAAAGCATAAGTTCAAGGATAATCAATGGCACGTGTACTATCAATAGAAGATAAAGATCCGAATGTGGAAAGTATTCTTACTTCTCGCACAAGATCGTATTCAGATATAGACTTGACTTTTGCTAAAAGACCATCAGGCGATATCTATAAAAAGAATGATTCGGCGGCGGTTAAACAAAGTGTTAAGAACATTGTTGCTACAGGAAGACTAGAAAAGCCTTTTGATCAGGACTTCGGTGCAGACCTTACGTCCCTGTTCTTCGAATTGGCTGATGAGTCTGTTGCTGAAGAAGCAAGAGAACAGATAGAAAGTTCGCTTTATATCTACGAACCACGTGCTGAAGTTCTTGACATTAATGTAAATCTGCAACCAGATAGAAATTCGCTTTCTGTTTCAATTACTTTTAAGGTAGTTAATACAGAAGAAACTGTTACACTCAATACATTCGTTACGAGGTTAAGATAATATGGCTACCACAATTAAATCAACAGAGCTTGACTTCGCTACGATCAAGAACAATCTAAAGACAAACTTCGAAAGACATGCAGAGTTTTCTGACTATAACTTTGAAGGATCTGGCTTGTCCAATATTCTGGACGTATTAGCCACTAATACTCATTACAATGCGCTTATTGCCAACTTTGCATTAAACGAATCATATTTGTCTACTGCACAACTTCGCAGTTCTTTGGTGTCTCTTGCAGAAGGTATTGGATACATCCCTAAGTCGAAGACTGCATCTAGAGGTACGGTAACACTAACGACAAACACTGGCGACTTATCAGGAAGACCTTCAACACTATCTCTACCAATTGGTACTAAGTTTACGACTACTGTTGATGATGTGACATACACATTTCAAACTAGAGAAACTGTTACTGCTACTGACAATGGATTTGGGTACTATGCATATAAGACCCCATCATCATCATCTTTAAATATTGATGTCCTTGAGGGTCATAGTCACACCAAAACTTTCTTTGTAGGACCAGACAGTGTGGATGATGTTTATGTCATTCCAGACAAGAGCATTGATATGGAAACTGCCATAGTAAAGGTATATGAATCATCAACTGATACTGCATTTGCAAACTATATCAATATCTCTAAAGCTTCTACGATCAATGAGAATACCAAACTCTATATTATGAAGGAAGCCCCTAATGGTTTCTACGAGATTACTTTTGGTGATGGCGTAACTCTTGGTAAAGCACCTGTTGCAGGTAATAAGATTGTAATCGAATACTTGCAAGTTAACGGATCTAAAGCTAACGGGGCTACGGCTTGGACTGCTAACAATAGAATATCTGTTCTTGGTACAAACTATGATGTAACACCAGTCACTGTAGTCAACTCTCTTGGTGGTGCAGAAGCAGAAACAATGGCTTCTATTCGTAAGAATGCTCCATTCCAATATGCCACACAGAACCGTATGGTTACGGCAGTCGATTACTCTACCCTTGTGTTGAGTAATTTCGGTACAATCATTAAAGACATTCAAGCCTTTGGTGGTGAAGATGCTCTTAAACCAGAATTTGGTACAGTGTTCTTATCAATCGTGTTTAACGCAGACGTAACAGCAGAAACTATTACAACAACAAAAAACTCTATTGTAGATCTAACTAAGCAACTTGCGGTTGTGGGATTTGATACGAAGTTTGAAGATCCAGTTACCACATTCGTTGAGACAGAGATCTTCTTCCAATTCAACCCTAAGCTTGGCGCATTGTCGTTGACAACCGTACAGGATAACGTACAGGTAGAAATTGATAGGTATTTTGCTGAAAATATCGGAAAGTTCAACCAATCATTCCGTAGATCAAATCTATTGAACGATGTTGATGAGGTTGACACGGCTGTTCTATCATCACGTGCTAACATCAAGTTGCAACGTAGATTTACTCCGACAACAAATACGCTACAGGATCACACACTGAGATACCCTGTTGGAATTGCAGAGGCTGATGATAAAGACATCATTGTCAAATCAACGCCATTTAACTTTAATGGTACGACATGTAATATACAAAATAAACTAGGATCCAATAAACTTCAAATCGTTGCATTAGGCAGTAAGATTGTGCAATCGGATAACATTGGTTCATACAATTCCGCAACAGGGATTGTTAGCATCGTTGGTCTTAACGTCAATTCTGTTATTGGCGGAAATCAATTCATCAAGGTAAGTATTGTTCCTGCCAATCAATCTGCCGTTAGTCCGCTAAGAAATGACATTCTTGAATATGACTCAGGCCCATCATTTGCTACAGGAGTTGTGGTATCTACCACATAATAAACACGCATGTCAAAAGATAAAACATTAAAAGATAATAATAGAAGGGAGCTTTCCCTACAGGATCACAATTCTGTAAAAGAAGTTCTACCCAGTTACTTTATAGAAGAGTATCCTAAACTAGTATCTTTCCTTGAAGCATACTACCAATTTGAAGACAGTGATGTCTCACCTTCTAAGTTAGTAAGTGATCTATTTGTTAGTAGAGATATCACTGCAACAGATCTGACTAACCTATCGTTTATCGAAGACGAGCTATTACTTGGGCAACAATATTTTGAGGGCTTCCAAAACAAACGTGCGGCGGCTAAGTATTCTAACACACTATATAGATCTAAGGGCACACTATACTCTATTGAACAGTTCTTTAGAACTTTCTTTGGTATTTCCCCTGACGTTGTTTACACTAAGGAAAATATCTTTAATGTTGGTGAAAGCACTTCAACTATTGGATCCGAATCGCTCAAGTATCTTATTGATGATAAACTATATCAGAAGTATGCACTGCTTGTCAAGGCTCCTATTCCTATTAGTGAGTGGAAAGAAGCATATAAACTATTTGTGCATCCTGCTGGCATGTATATCGGTGGTGAAGTACAAATCGTTTCTGAGAACATACAAGATCTCCTAGTTATGCCTACAGTGGACTTGGTTGCAAACACAGATCCAGTCGTTGAAGGTATTGCTACAGCAATCTTTGGTGCTCAACTTGAAGCAACAGGAATTGTTCCAACTGATACACGTGTGGATCTACTACGAAAACTACAAGATTATGAAAATATCACACTTGAACAGATTGATAGAAACTATGATACGATTGAAGAGTGGGCTGGGACACAGTCTCCAACGTTTGACGAGGATAGTGCTGGGGTTGACTTCAGAACGCCAAGAATGTCTACAGATTTAGACACATTTGATGAAGTTAATTTCCCTTGGTACGACAGTGACTCCGCATAAGCCTTATAAATAAAGATAACAGATTTAGAATAGAGATCAACCAATGGCAAGACAGAACATAGACAGAGGCACTAATGCTAATGACGGAACTGGCGATACTCTCAGAGTAGCTGGTCTTAAAATCAATCAGAACTTCGCAGAAGTTTATGAGATGCTTGGTGGCGACTCAGGTGAGTTGAGCGCAGGTATCACTATGACTGATCAGGGTATTGTCTTTGAAGGGACTAATGTCGATCAGCATGAGACAACTTTGTCGGCTGGCAATCCATCTGGTGATATTACGCTATCTCTTCCTACAGTCGGTACTGAATTGGTCTCCAATACTGCTACACAGACAATGACTAATAAGACGTTGACTACACCTATTATCACTACACCACAAATCAATGACTTGTCTTCAGACCATAAGTATATGGTTGTATCAAGTGAACTAACGGCTAATCGCAACATTACATTGCCTACACTTGGCACTAATGATACATTCGTATTTGAGGCGGCTACTCAGACATTGGCGGCTAAGACACTAACATCTCCTCTTATCAACACAGGTAAGATTGGCACTAGTATCAATGACACCAACGGTGCTGAGTTAATCAAAGTAACGGCTACTGCATCGGCAGTGAACCAAATCTTGGTCGCAAACTCCGCAACAGGAAACAGCCCCTCAATTTCGGCAGATGGAGATAACGCTAACGTATCTCTTATTCTAGCTTCTAAGGGTACTGGTGCAGTTAATATCAATAATAAAATTGTGCATCGTGAACACTTTTTAACAGGTGATGGCGCAGTAAACCTAACAATTCCTCTAACAATCTTCAATGCGTCTTCTGCACTTGCTATTACGATGGCAGATGGGACGATTACTGGCGAGACTAAATACTTTGTGAATAGGGGAACAGGTAATGCTACGGTAACGGTAACAAGCTTAGTCGGTACAGGTAACCCATCAACAGTAGCATTTGCGGCACATGAAGCTGGTTTCATGATGTGGGATGGTGCAAACTGGCACTTAGCCTCTAAAACAGTTGCTTCTTAAGGACATAGAAAATGACAGCTATTATTACAGACACACTCAAAAAGCAACTATTACTTGATATCATTACTGATATTGATAGTGCGGCAAATGACTATTACATTGGCGTAGGTCGTTCAGAGACATGGGACGGTACAGATACTGCACCCACACCTAAGAACTCTCAACGAGATACTCGTAACTTGGGACTTTCTTTGCAGTCTGTTAAAGCAGTTGCTGATAAGTCTTTGGTTGTTCCACGTACAGATTGGTCATCGGGTGCAACGTACTCAAGTTTTAATGACAATGTCGAAGGACATCCTGTCTCTGCATATAATGTCTTTACTGACGAGAACCACGTATACATTTGTTTACAAGCTGGTCGTAATGCCACTGGCAATGTGGTTAACTCTACGGTTAAGCCCACAGGCACATCCACAAACGCATTTAAAGCGGCAGATGGTTATGTCTGGAAATTCTTATTCTCTATCGGTGCTTTAACAGCATCTAAATTCCTCTCTGCTAACTTCCTTCCTGTTACCTTCATTACTGAAACAGATAGTGATAGCCCAGCATCTATTGTTGAGCAAAAGGGTATTCAAGATGCGGCAGTGGCAGGAGAAATCGTTGGTTATACAGTAACTGCTGGTGGGACAGGTTACACATCAACGCCGACTGCAACAATCGTGGGTAACGGTGGCACATTGGCTAAAGCTGATGTCACGGTATCTGGTGGTGCAGTATCTAAATTGGACGCACGTGATTCATCTGGAACACTTGTGTTTGGTGCGGGCTACACGTATGCAAGCATTACCTTATCAGGTGGTGGTGGCACAGGCGCATCTGTTAGGCCAATCTTTGGTCCTAAATTCGGTGTGGGCGCAGATCCAAGAGACGATCTAAGAACACGAGCAATCATGTTCAACACAAAACCAGAAGGTATTGAAGCGGGTGACTTCATTGTAGGAAACGATTTCCGTCAAGTTGCTCTAATCAAAAATCCTCTAACACATGCTGGTGCAAAGCTAACAGATAACACAGGCAATGCTCTTAATAGACTAAACCTATCTACAATCAGTACGACATTTAGTGCCGACAAAACCATCCTTGGTAGTACAAGTGGTGCTAAAGCTTATATCGACAAAGTGGACTCAGATAACCTCTACTATCATCAAAACGAGACAACAGGCTTCATTCAGTTTGAAGAAGCTGAATCTATCTCAGAGACAGATGGTTCTGGTTCTGGTGTTCTTGCATTAGCAAACGCTGATGGTGATACAAATGCATTTATCAATGGGGATTTAAACCCATTAAGTGGTGATGTTTTGTATATAGATAATAGAGCGGCTGTTACTAGATCGGCAGAACAAACTGAAGATATTAAAATCGTTATTCAACTTTAAATTGGTGTAAAAAAACATGACTAGAGACTTTACAAAAGACCTTTTTGCGTCAACATACAAAGACGACTTCGCTGATAGTGACAATTATCACAGGATTCTCTTTAACAATGGTCGTGCTCTACAAGCTCGTGAGTTGACTCAAATGCAAACTATTACCCAACGAGAGATTTCTCGAATGGGTAGAAACATCTTCAAAGAAGGTGCGGCAGTCAATCCGGGCGGAACAACTTGTAACAACGGATATGAGTTCATTAAGCTTGATGGAGAACTTCCAACCAATTCAATTGTTGGTGTACAGTTCACTTCAACAGGTAACTCTATCATCGTACAGGTTCATGAGGCAGTTGCACGAGTATCAGAATCTGAACCAGCTACAATCTACGTAAGATATGTAAGCACGTCAGGTGGAACTAGTGGATCTTCACCAGTACGTGTATCAGCAGGTGATACACTATCGGGTGGTGGCGAAACACTCACTGTTCAAGCAACAAACACTGTTGCTAACCCATGTGTTGGTCAAGGTACTAGAGTTTCTATTCACGCAGGCGACTTCTTTGCTAATGATAGATTTGTATTTGCGCCAGAACAGTCACTAATCGTCTCTAAGTATACATCGACAACAAATGCTATTATTGGTTTTAAAGTTACTCAAGATATTGTTACAGTATCAGACACTACAGCATTATATGATAACTCAGGTGCTACACCTAACGTGTCTGCCCCAGGTGCTGACAGATACCGTATTAGATTAACTATTACTGATCAGGCTAATGTTGCATCAGATGAGAACTTTATCTATATCTGTAAGATTACTGATGGTATAATTGTGGCGCAAGTCGAACCAACAGACAACTATAATACAATCGAAGATAGGATGGCTCTTCGTACTAAAGAAGAATCAGGCAACTACATTGCCAAGAGATTTACAGTAAGTTTTGACACCAATGAAACTGATGCTACTAAGCTAGACTTCGACATTACTCCGGGTGTTGCATATGTAGATGGTTATAGGGCAGTTATTAACTCTCCTCTATCAATTCCAGTTTCAAAACCTAGAACAACGATCACAGAAAACAATAACGTTGTTGCGGCGGCATACGGTCAGTATGTTATTTGTTCTGGAAACAAAGGTCTGCCAAACATTGACACATTTGCACTGGTAAACCTATACCCTAACACAGCAGGTACAGGAACTCTTATCGGTACAGCACGTGTAAGATCTGTTGAAGAAGATGGCGCAAACTTTAGAGTTTACCTGTTTGACATTAAGATCAATGCTAACAAGAACAAAAACAACATTAAGTCGCTTGGTACTGGTTCTACAGACTACATGACAGTAGTGCTTGAGAACTCCCTAGCGGCGTTTAAAGACGAAGCGGCTACAAGTCTATTATTTCCATTACCAGAAGATCGTCCAAAGGTTATTACAGACATCTCACTAACAACACAGCGTAAACGTAGTGCGGTTGTTTCTGGTCAGTCTGGTACACTTACATTAACCGCAACAGGAGAAACCTTTGCGGATACTAGTGCTTGGATTGCGGCACATGCAGACTCAGATGTCAACACAAACATTACATTCAGTGGTGCTGGTGGTACAGCTAGTACAATTGGTGGTAATATTCCAGATGGCACTTATGAGGTCTTAACATATGTTAATAAATCTGCTGGTACTATTAGAACCAAGAGCGTAACAGAAGTTACAGAGACTATTACTCCAGATGGATCTGGAAATCTAAACTTCACAAAAGCTGATATTAGTAGCATTGAGAGAATTACTCTTGCAGATTCAGATGGTGCGGATTTAACAACATCTTATGACTTGGATAATGGTCAACGTGACTTTGCTTATCTAAATGGTAGGATGGTTAAGAAAGCTGGAGTTACTCAATCGGCTGATGTGTTTGTGAGATATAAGCACTTCACACACGGCGCATCTGGCGATTTCTTTGCTGTTAACTCTTACACTGGACAGATTGATTATGGTGATATTCCATCATACACTCAATCAAACGGTGCAGAAGTTAATTTAAGAAATGTCCTAGATTTCCGTTCAACAGTTAACTCATCTGGCAACTTTGGTTCTGGTGCTCGTATTAACGAGATGCCTAAGAACACAAGCTTGATCACATGTGATGCAGAATACTACTTGGGTAAAAAAGTACGTGTTGTTATTGATAAGGAAAGTAATGTTACTGCAATTGAAGGCGAACCTAGTGTAAACCCAATGTTGCCACCAATTCCTACAAATGCTTTGGATATGTTCCACGTGAACATGAACCCATTCACAATCAATGACGCAGATGTAACATCCACTACTATTAGAGCCAAACGCTTTACTATGCGTGACATCGGTAAGATCGAAGAACGTATCGATAGACTAGAAGAATCTACAGCATTGAGCCTTCTTGAATTGGAAACCAATTCGTTTAATGTTCTAGACGCAACTGGAAACAACAGAACTAAATCAGGTTTCTTTGTAGATAACTTTGCTGATCAAGCAAGATCCTTCCAATCGACAGACTATAGAGCATCTATTGATCCAGAAGCTAAACTAATGCGCCCTTGGTTCTCAGAAGCAAACGTAAGAATGCTTTACGATAGTGATCTATCTACAGGCGTAATTCTTAAAGGTGATAGCGTTTACCTTAATCACACAAACCAAAGCTATATTGATCAACCACAAGCTACCGAATTCATGAACATTAACCCATTTGCGGTTATTATTGGTCAAGGGTTTATTGAGCTATCTCCTGCTTCAGATGAGTGGGTTGACGTTGACCGTAAACCAGATCGTGTTGAAGACGGTGGTACAAGACTACGTAACAACGGCACTGCAACACTGTGGAACAATTGGAGATGGAATTGGGTTGGTCGTGAGGATCAGCTAAACGTTGGAACACAGCTACAATCATCGACAGTGGGAAGAACCACATCAGTCGATAGAGTTGTTGCTTCAGAGACAGTTCGTGAGTTTGTTGAAGATCGTGTACTAGACGTTGCTTTCATCCCATTCATGAGATCTAAGAAAGTAAGCTTCCGTGGATTTGGTTTAAGACCAAATACTCAAGTGTATGCATTCTTTAATAACAAGCCAATTGCAGATTGGGTAAAGGCAGAATCGTTCACAAGATTTGCTAATACTGTTGAAGATTATGGTAACCAATATATTAATGCTGTTGAGCATCCAAATGGAAAGTCAACACTTACTACAGATGCAGAAGGTAGTATTGAAGGTTCGTTCTTCATTCCAAACGGTGCAACTAAATTTAGAACAGGTACTCGTGAATTCAAAATTCTAGACATTAGTGTTCCAGAAGAAGAGTTTGCAACATCTGTTGCGATGTCTCCATTCACATCGGCTGGTGTGTTGGAAACAAGACAAGCGACATTCACATCTACTCGTGTACTTACTATCGGCGGTTCAACGACTACTGTTCCAAGACCGAGACCAAATCGCCCTGTTACTCAATCACAAGCAACTACTAACCGTAATAATAACAGAAGATCTGATCCATTAGCTCAGACATTTATGGTCAATGAGACTGAAGGTCTGTTCGTAACTCGTATCGGTGTTAGGTTCCAATCAAAGGATACTACTGTTCCTGTTATTTGTCAAATTAGACCAACAGTTAATGGTGTACCATCGGCAGATGAAATTGTTCCTAACGGTGTAAAATCATTATCACCAAGTGCTATTAGTACAAGTGAAGATGGTACTGTGGTAACATACTTTGAGTTTGAAGAGCCTGTATACTTAAACGGTAATACAGAATACTCTATGGTATTACTAGCAGACACAACTGGATATCACGTATTCGTTGCGAAGGCAGGGGATCTTATCGTGGGATCTACAGAGAAACGTGTTACTAAACAGCCTACATTGGGTTCATTGTTTAAGTCTCAAAACGCAAGAACTTGGACAGCAGATCAAGAGAGAGACTTGACATTTACACTTGATCGTGCTAAGTTTGATACGACAGGTGATGTGGTTCTAGAGAATGCCAATGTACCAGTAGTTGCTTTAGGAGCAAATCCATTGGGAGTTACAAACTCATCAGGAACTGTTCAAGTATTGTCAATTGGTCATGGTCTATTAGTTAATGACAAGACAACAATTGCAGGCGCAGTAGCATTCGGTGGTATTGCGGCGGCTAACATCAATGGTCAAAGAACAGTGACTAAGGTAGATGGTTATGGATTTGAATTTACGGCAGGTGCATCAGATGTAGCGTCTTCTACTGTAGCAGGCGGTGGTTCTGCCGTGACTATGACGAGAAACGTTGAAATCGACACACTAATTCCTTACTTCGAAACGTTATCCCCACCATCAACCTTGATATCACACTCAGCTAAGTTTACATCAGGTAAGTCTTGGGCTGGAACTGAAACGGCGTACACTAAAGATACTGTTTATGCGCCCATCTCTAATAGAAACAACAATATCTTCTTAACAACTAGAACGATTGCTTCTTCAGAGAACTCGACGCTAAACATGAGTGGTGCTAAGTCTATTACACACAAGATCAATCTAAAGACTAACACTGATCTTGTATGTCCTGTAGTAGATCTACAACGTTCATCTGTAACTGGTATCAAGAACTTAGTGGATAGACAGGTTGCCAGTAGTGCGGCAAATAATGAAAACGTTCCACTCGTATACATTGCAGAAACCAACTCAACAGGTGGCTCAAGTCTATCTAAGCATATCACACAACCAGTTGCTTTAGAAGAAAGTGCAGTAGGAGTTAAGATCCTAATTAGCGCAAACAGACCTTCTGCGGCAGACTTTGATGTTTACTATAGAACAAACGCCTCAGATACGAATGCGGTTGGTAACCTATTAGACTCAGCTTGGGTGTTATCCACTAAAGAAACTGAAATACCTTCAGATGAAAACCCTAACGTGTTTAGAGAATATAGATACCTTGTAGGTGGAGATGGTGGCACTATGGAAGCATTCTCACAATTCCAACTTAAGATTGTGCTGAAATCTAGTAACACATCAACACCACCAGTCATCAAAGACCTAAGAATCATAGCGTTGAGTGTATAATGATTAAAGTAAGTGGGCATTCGGATTTGGTAAGAGACCCAAATTCGGGTGCTATAATCAATATAAATAGAGATGAGATCACAACAGCACGTGAACGTAAAAAGACACGAGCTACAAAAGACCGAGAAGATAAACAACTGAAAGCAGATGTAAGAAACCTACAGAATGAATTAGGCGATATCAAGCAACTGTTGGCTCAAATTGTAGAGAAAATTTAAATGGCTAGAACGCACGTAACACTCACGGATACTGTATCCGCTTTCAAAACAAAAGTCAACGATATCTCTTATGATGTCGGTGATATCACACTGATGTCCACTTCGGGGGCAGACAGTGACGTTGTACAAGCCATTAACAGTTTGGATAGTGACATTGGAGGAATTGCCAATCTCACAACAACAGACAAGTCTAGCATCAAATCGGCTATTAACGAGCTAGATGCAGAGATTGGTTCAGCTTCCCTAACAACCAGTGCGTCCACTATTAAGGGCGCAATCAACGAACACGAAGTCCAAATCAATAACCTTGACAGTGACGTAGGTACAAGAACTTCCTTGACTACAGATGCTGATCAGAACATTGTTGTTGCTATTAACGAAGTAGATGCTAATGCTAACACTGCACTAACAAAAGCGACTGCGGCAGAAACATCTCTAGGTACGATTTCAGTTGGTGTTATGGGTACGACAGCAAGCACAGTTGGTGCGGCTATTGGTGAGATCCATGGACAGGTAGATAGTGCGGCGACAGTTGTTGGTGATCTAGGTTCATTGGTGACAACAGCTAAAGGTAGTATTGTTGCGGCTATCAATGAAGTAAAAATTGATGGAACGGACTCTTCCGAAGTTGTAGATATCTTTAGTGCGACTAACACTGGCACAGGATACGGTACTCTTTCATATGGTGACGATGGTGTTTATACATACGCCAAAGTAACGAATGATAATATCAGAAGTGCTATTTCAGCAGGTGAGGGTATTGACATTTCAAGTGGGTCTATCTCAGGCGAAAATGCTTCATTAACTAACAAGGGTATTGCCTCATTTGACTCAGCATCATTTGATGCGGCTAGTGGTCACATTGCTATCAAGGCAGGTTCTTTAGATGCTTCTTTGATTGAAGATGGATCTATCACTGCGGTTAAATTAGCAACAAACGCAGTCATTACCAATAAACTCAATACTTCGGCGGTGACAACAACAAAGATTAATGCTTTAGCGGTGACAACTGCGAAGATCGCAGATTTAAATGTAACTACAGGTAAGGTGGCAGATGACGCAATCACTTATGCCAAGATGCAGAATGTCGTTACGGCTAATAGAGTATTAGGATCCACATCCGCAGATGGTGTTGTTTCTGAGCTATTAATCACTTCAAATTTACTTGGTGCTGATGCTGTTAATGGAACTAAGATTGCAGACGATGCTATTGGTTCAGAACACATTTCAGACGATGCGGTGACTGCGGATCACATTGCGACAAATGCCGTAATTGCGGATGGAATAGCCGCAGGTGCAGTGGGAGAAAGTGAAATTGGAGATGATGCCGTTTCTCAAGCAGAACTAAAAGACGTTGTTACATTCGTGATATATAGTTCTGATGGCACGGCAGTCAAGACACTATATGGTGCAGGAAGTTAATTAGATGACAGTTAGAACTCCTCTTATACTAGATGGGTCGAACAATCTCAAAGAGATGACAACGGCTCAAATAAATGCAGTTAAAAATAGATGTAGATATTTGTATGGAGCCTCTCCATCTGTTACACTATCACGTGTTGCGTCTTCTGGTGGGTTGGGCAATCTTTCTGATACACGTAAACGGGCTGGTGCAATGTCAACAAGCACAACATCATTACCGACTCAAGCAACTACGGCGGAACCAACCACAGTTACAATCCAACGTGCTCACATTACTCAAACTAGAACCAATACAACGGCTACGGCAGATACTAATAGTGTCGCCTTTCCAGTCTATCAGACAAGTGGTAATATTCGAGCCATGACATTGACTGATGTTTATGATACATTCATCTATCCTTCTATTGATGCGATTACAGGTGCCGCTGGACAACCAGGAACATATTATGTTCATACAGCAACTACACTGTCTGGATATTCGGCAGTATCAACTAGCAAAGTTTACGCAGACACACGTGCCAACACTAGTGCATACACTGCTGGTGGTATTGGCGAGACATTGGACCAACCAACAACCATCACCAACTACTATCTTTTGGCGGCTAATAACATTGCGGCTCCTTCTATGGAAAAGATGTTGTTTATCAGAAACGCAGATAAGAATATAGAACAATATACTCAGGCAGAGATGGATGGGTGGCTACAGAACTGTATGAGACATGCCGCATCTGAAATAAATGGATCGAAGATATCATACAATCTTAATGGCACTGGAACTAATCTAGGATCTGGTATGGCAGATACTATCCTTAATGGCGCTGGTAATCACCAAACACGTTACGTTGGTCTTAATGACTATCGTGCACAGGAATTCCCTAACGGTTCTGCCGTTACTGCTACAACCCACAGACTTAAAATGGAACAGGTGTAAAATGACAATACACAATTTAGAAATCAGCACAGCACACTTCACTAACAATGAACGTACCGAGATTGAGGCACTGCTTTTTGCTGAAGAATCGACTGAAGATCATGTGGTTCTTATCCCCTTTAACATCGAAGCTAAGTCTGGAGATGCTGATTATGAATGGTTGACAAGTAAGATCGACATCGATATCATTCACGAAAACACTTTCAACAAGTTTCGTAGAGAGAACGAAGAGTTCAGATCTATGATTGAAAAGGTTGGAACGGAAATGGAGATCCTTGGCGAAGGCGAATTAATCGCCAACAAGTACAATAAGATTATTGATGTTTTAGAAAAACCCTTTGATCCCAAAGATGATAAAGAGAAACTATTTAAACTAAAGCTTAAAGTGTTTGAGATGGATGCTGTTAGATCTAGTAAAGATAGACCCATTAAGGCAAAGCTTAGAAAGGCCACCACTCTTCTTGATGTAATGATAATTACATGCGAGTTGTTAAAAGCTTATCGTGCTGAAAAGGAAGCAAAATGGGATGAAGAAGAGGCCAAAGGTCTTTCAGAAGAAGAGACCAAACCTCTTTCAGAAGAAGAGACCAAACCTCTTTCAGAAGAAGAGACCAAACCTCTTATTGACGAAGTGTAGAAAGTATGCGGCAGAGGTGATCTGTCGCTCATTATGATCTAGTATAAAGTTCCAAGGCATTCCAATGTTGGTAAACGGTAAATCATATTTCTCTACAATGTAAGAGAATATGACCTCATTGTTTAGTGCCCAATTCTTACTCATTTCGGGTGGATATAGGTTGTCTTCTAATGCTTCATTGAATGTGAGTACAGCCTCTACAGATCTCTCTGCAAAGTTTAGGTTAGCGATACAATCAGAGTTCATTAATAGAACACCTGTGTTTATACAACTATGCTTTCCGTTGATGTCGTGTAAGAGAAGCATAGCTTTCTTGTTTTGTGATTTAGAATACATATCCATAGCACACCAATCAAAGTTACTACGAAATCTATCCTCAAATACTCTATGCGATGGAACTTCTACATTGATTTCAAATGAGCATATGGCGTTTAGATCAAACTTATCAAATATGTTTACTGTAGTATTCGGTATGACATCAAAATCTAGGTACATTACTTGATCGTACTTATGTCCCAACTCCTCAAACATGTTAAGCTTTTCGAATTGTACGTCAATGTAGTCTGTTGAGTTTGGTTTGAATATCTTATAGTCTGCACCACACAGATCTGCATATTCTCTCTGCTTATTTTCTAACTGATCCGCATACTTAGCGAACTGTTGTCGTTTGATATCGGGCACAGAAGCATGATCGTCAAGATCATTTCTATATAAACTGAATATTATTCTTTTCACACCATTGCCTCACATAGTCAAAATCCTTACTAATACAATGTACAAACTTTGCATCTTTAGTTATATAGCTCCACTTATCCATAAGGTGGTGCCACTTACCCAACTCCTGATAAGGAACTTCGTTTAGATATGTCTTAGCTCCCCATACAGTTTCGTTATCATAACCAAACATGTAACTGATGGTATCGGGATAGAACTCATCAGATATCATACCTTCCATCGTGTCAAGAGTTTCCTCAAAATCATCAAAGTATTTAAGTTGCTTTAGATGTTCTTGTTTTGCCCCCACTATCGCAGTGTTGAATACATCAGGTTGATCTACTACCACACCATAGTCGGATATGAGACATTTACTGTTCCACATCTTAGCCATAGGAGATCTCACGCTATGTGTATAGGAAAATGTTAACTCTTCATGTATGGGCTGTTGACTATTGGAAGTTCCAGTCATAACAGCAATACCCTTAGACAGATCTATCTCCTCAAAGAAGTTTAGATCAGTGACAGGTATGACATCAATGTCTAGGTAAAGAACCTCATCATACTCTTCGGACAAGTCCATCATTAGGCGGATCTTGTAAAAGTTGATGATATCATAGTAAGAGATCTGTGGATAGTTATCCTCAAACCATTCAGCATATGTATCAAACGCTTCGTCTTTAGTGAAGTGCTTGTACTCTACACCTATCTTATTAGCATAACGTTTCTGGCTTGTCAATAGCCAATCGTAATTATCTGCAAACTTTTCCTTGGAGCTATGGTGCGATACCAATAACTCTGTGGGAATCTCAATGTAGAAACTGTATATAACTCTAGTAGTAACCAATTGTCATAAACCTTTTATAATCATTGGGCATATCCAAACTACCCTTATATAGAACTTTAGTGAAATCACACATCATAACCAATTCATCTTCGTCCTTGACACAGTTGATATGATCTGGTACATGAAACATATTGTTACTTTGTACGACAAACAGAGTAGGACCATTAACAGTATCATCCTTTTCTTTCCTAAAGTTTCTGTTGGCAACTATTATAGGCAAGGGGGGCATGTGTTCAGATGATGTGTTAATGGCTAAGTCGGTATCCCAATCTCTATCACCACGCTTCAGAACATTAGCCTTTGTGGTTATAACGTCACAAGGTATATTATCTTTAAGATTTCTACAAATGTGTAGAGCATTTTCATCTAAGTCAGTATTTTCGATCCATTCAATACCATCGAATGCAGAAGTGAGTAAGGTGCACATTGGATGAGCAAACCAACCACCAAACAACTGTATTTTGGATGGAGGAAATTCTTCCATCACATCATCAATTTTGTCTACCAACCACTTCTTAGACTCCCATTGGTTATCAGATAAACTATCTAAGAAATGTACTACATCTCCGTCTTCCTTTGAGATATCCCACATGCTACGCCAAAGACCTTTGGTCATTTTATCTTCTATCACAGGTTGAGCGAGAGACAAGAAATCTTTAATATCGTAGCCGTTTTCCGTGAATGCTCTCCATAGCATTAACCACACATCCCTATCAATACCTGTGTGATTATCTCTCCACCAAGCCTTTTCCCAATAGTGCTCAAATCCTTCATACCCATCATCATCAAGTAGATATTTGCCATCTTGAATATCTCTTTTCCAACCATTGAATATACAAACCGTATAGTCAGGCTCATTAA